AAGCCATCTATTGGACAAGGAGTTCCTGCATCCATCATAGCTTGCCATACGTCTTTATCTTGGCACATTATTGATACTGCGGCTACTTTCATACCCATATCATATAATCTACCTGCTTTTTTTAATCTAAGACAATTTTCTTCAGTATAAGTAGCACCTAAACTTAAAGATAATATTTGTGTGCCTAAAGCACCACTAGAAGATATAGTACATAAATCAGAATTATTACCACCTACATTAGGTGATATAGCTGAAGGAGGAGGAGACTTAACTGTAGTCTCATTTGTACCTGTAGTTGTTACAGTAGATGTAGTGTTTTGTGTTATTGAGCTTTCATCTACTGCCATTACAGGTAATACAAAAATAATCCAAAAACATGCAACAATACCTAAAGCTATGACATTGTTGCGCAATCTGTTAGACATTAGCCTGTAGGTTCTGCGTTAGTAATTTGTGTATTAATATTACCTGTACCTGTAGCATTAAGTGCAGTAACATTAGTAGCAGCTGTACCTGCTACATTAATGTTAATAGCCCAAGCATCTAATAAAGTTTTAAGATATTTTTGGTCAGCATTCCATTTAAAACCTTTTGCTTGTTCTCCATATAATGTAGCTTGTTTACCTAAAATACTATTAGCATTAGGAGTTTGATTTCCTGTAACAAGTGTTTGAGCAAATTCAGTTGTTTGTTTTTGAGTTAACAAAACAACTTCTGCATTTGTTTTTTCTTGACCAATTGTATAACTAACTGAAGCAGATAAAGCACTTTGCATTGCTCCTAGATATACAGTTGCAAAATCAGTTCCTGTTATTCTACCTAGTTGATATTGTGCTTCTAAATGAGCAGTAACAGATTCCATTAAATCATCAAATACACCAGTACCTGTAATTACATTATTAGTATTTGTTACTGAACTACCTTGTGTCAGTGATGCATTTGTTAGTGCCATAATATTATCCTACTGATCCTGTTGATTTTTGTTTAACTGCTAATTTCTCTCTTTCTTCTTCAGTTAAAGGAGGCAATACTTCAACATTAAAAGCTTTAATATTTTGTGGCTCCATTAGTTCTTGACCATTACGTTTAACTTTTGCAAATATTTGACATTCTGCAGCTAAAAGATGTTCGTAAAGAATATGGGGTATATGCCACCCTTCTTCATTATTAAAAGGTATATATTTTTTAACTGCTTTACCACCATTAATTTCTCTATTACCAACTGTAAATATCTTACCTGCTGATTCTCTTTCAAGAGGGTCATTAGATCTTACAATAACTCTTATAAGTTTCATTGCATGTAAATCTCTAGCACCTTCTAATTCAACACCATTAACTTTAAAATCATTTGCAATTAAATCTTCTTCTGTTAAAAAAACAACATTTGATTTTACTTCAGGTTCTAATACTGCAACATCAACATCATCAGTTGCTATTAAAGCTTCTTCTAGCTTTTCTCTTTTACTATTAAAATGCATAGTTACACCTCTATTACTTAATTCGTCACTAATTTGTTTGGATGTCATTTCTTTTATATTCATATCATCTCCTTTATAAATCTTCCCCACATACAAAGTATGTGGAGAAGATAGTAAGAAAACTTAAATTAAGCTTTCTTAGTCCAAAGAATACCTAGGCGTTCAGGACGTAAAGCCATAAAACCATAGTACCATTTGATTGAGTAAAAACCCTTTTCACCGTAAGGATCATTAACGTCTGCAGTTTCTTTACCTGGCTTCTTATGAGTAGTAGTAAACTTTAAAGTCTTACCATCAGTTTGGAAACCAATAGTAGTGAATGCACCATCACCAACTACAAGCATTGGGTAAATATCAGCACCTGATGCACCACCTCTTTGTGAGTAAAGCATTTCAGGAACTACAACAATGCGGAACTGGTCTACTGAACCAATTTCACCATTAAGTATATTAGTAGCATCAGCATATTTTTCTACACCAATAAAACCTGAACCTACAGCAGAACTAGTATCAATTCCTTTCATTTTACGTACTAAAGGAATTAAGTCTGGTCCAATATACATAACACGTCCACCCATTACAGTTCTAGTGTCAGTCATACGAGAACCTGAAATTATCTTAGTTGATCTTGGAGTTTTATTGTTATCCAAAGCAATAGATAAAGTCATTAGGTCATCATAGTCAACAGCTGCAGCTACAGTAGCTTTAGTCGTTACTGTACCTGGATATTGAACAGTACCGCTAGAAGTAGCAGTATTAATCAAATCCTTCTGTAATTGTGCTTCAGTCATTTCTGTAGCACCAACCATCATTTCTTCAGTGATGTGTGACATCAACTCTGAGTCTGAATCAAAGTCTAAAGACTCTTGAGTGTACTCAGTGAAGAAACCTTGCTTGACAAGTGAACCAGTAATTTGTGTACGTGTAAAACCGACACGGTTAACTCTTCCACCATTCTCTGTCAATGCTGGTAGACGATCAGCAATAACACCTACGTCTTTGTGACTACCGTAAATATTACCACCAATTTCAACTACAGCAGCTGCACCACTAGCCCCTTCAGCTTGTGCCTTAGTACCAAAGTAGTTAGTAGCAGATGCAGTCGCTGCAACATGACCAGTACCACTTGTTATCTCTACACCAGCAACCGTATAAGCTTTAAACTTTTGCTTAGTAATAGTTAGTCCATCTGCGTCTAGACCTTGGTCGTTAACGTTAAGACTATCTAATAGTGGTTGATAAACGTCTTGCTTAATTGTCTTACCATGATGTTTAGGCATAGCCCTTACATCTGCCAAAGGCATAAAGTACTGAATATCACGTACTTTAATAAGCGCTTTCTTAAAATAAAAGTCAGTGCGCGCTTGTGCACCTATAGTACTATTAGTACCGTCACCATATACATGAGCCATATTATTTCTCCTATAGCTGTATTAAAAGAGAAAGACTATACATCGGCTAATTTCATAAATTCTTCATCAGTCATACTTAAATAATTAGTTCCAGCTGAATCAGTTTTACCCGCAGTCTTTCTTGTTCCTGCTGCAGCTTTACGCTTTTGTTTTACAACAGCAGGGTCCTGTGCTTTAGTCTTCGGTACAGATGGTTTAGAAGGTGTTGTTTTAGACCTTTCAGGTACTATAATACCTTTTTGTTGTAGATCTTCAGCTACTATTCTATAAGCTTCTACATCAGGAACATTATCTAATCTTCCTAATGCTCGTTCTCTATCGACAACTGATATAACTTTGTCATAAATACCATTAAAAACGTGTTCGTTAATAACTGAAATAATAGTTGGATTTTCAGAAATTGTTTTACGACTTTCTGAATCCCACTCTCTTTGTAAAATGTTTATTGTTTTATCAAAAGAAGGAGTATCTTTAATATCATCTATTATTTGATTTATAGCAAATTCTCTATCACTAATACTATAGTTGTTAGGTTTATAATTAACATCTTCATTATTATCTATATCTAACGGATCAATACCACTATCTTTTAAAAGTTGAGCAATTGCTTTAGGGTCTTTTTTAGAAAGATCGATTAAATTGTTAAGTTTATTTTGATCTAACAATCCTTCTTTTTCTAAAGTACTTACTATTTTAAGATTAGGACTTAATGTCTTCATCTTATTATGATAGTCAGCGCCTTTTTGCATTAAAGATATTGCATCGTCAATGTTATCAACTTGCATCATCCTCTTGCTAGCTTTAAATGGTGCCATTATCCGTTTATATGCCGCTTCATAATCAATTTCAGCTTGAGAAGTATCCTTCTCTTTTTTAGCTTCATTGGTATCTTCAGTTGCATCTGTATCTTCAGACTCTGGTTCACTAGCATCTTCTAATGTTTCGTCTTCTAGTTGAGTATCCTCATCTAGGTCAGCTACTTCATTTTCTAATATCTCTTCGTCAGATTCTTCCGTATTACTTTCAGATTCTTCCGTTTCCTCATAAGGGTCTGCCTCATTGGGAATATCTTCAGTTTCTTCACTTGTTACTTCTTCAGAAGTTTGCTCTTCTTTAGAAGTATCAATTTTTTCAGTGTTTTCTTGAGCTTCAGCTTCTTCTGCTGCAATTAATTCAGCTTCAAGTTCACTTAAATCTTGTTTTAGGAATTCTTCATCATCCATTCCTAGAGGACTATTTACTTCAGCCATTGCTTAAGTCCTCCTGTAATATTTGAGTTCTAGCATCTTCATCTTCTCTGTATGCTTGTTCTGCTTGTGTACCTCTTGTTAATACACTATCAAAGAAATTACTTAACGCTCCTATTCCATAAATCATGTTGTCAATGATTTCTTGTTGTTCTTTATTTAAAGAGCTTGCTTTTGCCATAACTAATCTAGCTGCTTCTTCTTTAAAATAATAATCTAATATAACTTTTTTAAATTCTCTATTTTTAAAAAGTTTTACACAACTATCTTTAATTTCAATAAAATGCTTAGCTTGTTGCATATTATCGTCTAACTCTTGTAATTGTTCTTCTGTGCTCATCGTGTGTCCTCTTATTGAGATAAAAACAAAGTAGTAAAGTTCTCCTTTTTCGCGATTATATCACTATTTTTCAAATTTTACTGTTGATTTAACATTGGATCATTTATTATTGCATCTGCAAATTTAGTATCCAATGTATTTTGTTGATCCATTTTTTTCATATTTTCTTCATGTTGTCTACCTACTCCTGATTCTTGTTCAACAAAAGTTAAATCATCTAAATCAGCTTTACTATTAATACTTCTAGATTTAGATAATTCAGTTTGAGTTTTAGCTTTTTTGTATTCCACATCTACTGCATTTTCTTGCGCTTTAGCTGTTTCATTAGCAATTTGAGCTTGTAATAATTGCATTTCAAGTTCTGCTTTTTGTTGAGCCATTGGATTAGGTTGTGGTTGATATTCTTTAATTTGTTGTGCTAAATCAGGCATTTTACGTAAACGAGCAATATCAGCTAAAATTATTTGAGACATTGACGAATCCATATTATTACCCATTGTTTGTAACATAAAGGATAGTTCTTGTGCTTTTTCGTTGTCAGCTTCAGCTGTAGATATATTTAATTTAATATCATACATACCACCTAAATCTTCACGATTAATAGCAACAAACTCTTCGTTAGTTACTCTAATTATCTCTTGGTCAGATAAAAACTCTGAATTCATAGATATTATCTTACGACCTATTTGATTAATACCATCTGCTAATCTTCTAAGTATTCCTAACTCACGTTTAGATGCTGCATCTAGTGCACTTCTAATACCTGTAGCTGTATTACCTAATGCTGCGCCACTAATACCACTATTAAATGCTTTAACACCTGTTAATGATTCTGCTTCGTTATTTTGAAGATTTAACATGTTTAATGCGCTATTAGGTATTTCAGGATACGTATCCATGTGAAATGCTTGTCTAGGGTCTACATTAGAATTAAATTTATAATCTGCACCTTGTTCAAACTTACGAGCATTTGTAACATCTAATGCATCTTTACGAATACCCATTTGACCATTAGCAGACCTACCAATAATATCAATCATACCTCGTGTTACAGCACCAATAATCTTTTG